TGGTATCAAGCATTGGGTGTAGGTAAGCATGTTGTAAATGGAAAAGAAGTTGTTGTTGACTTATACGATATTAAGCGTAAACTTTGGTTAGCTATTAACTCTGTAAACGCATTAGAAGGTATTCGTTTCTATGTAAGTTTTGCTTGCTCGTGGGCATTTGCTGAACTTAAGAAAATGGAAGGCAATGCTAAGATTATTAAACTAATTGCACGTGATGAAAATTTACACTTAGCATTTACACAAAGTTTAATTAAGATTCTACCCGGCGACGATCCTGACTTTGCTCGACTAAAAGAAGAATGTAAAGCTGAATGCGAAACAATGTTTTTACAAGCCGCAGAACAAGAAAAAGAGTGGGCCAAATACCTATTCAAAGATGGTTCAATGATTGGCTTAAATCAAGTATTACTGGCACAGTACGTTGATTGGTTAACTTGCAAGCGCATGGCTGCAGTAGGCTTAGATTGCGGCATTAAACCGGGGTCTAACCCATTGCCGTGGACACAAAAATGGATTGCAGGATCAGATGTGCAGGTAGCTCCCCAGGAAACTGAGATAAGTAGTTATGTAATTGGCGGAACTAAGCAAGATGTCAATGAAAATACATTTAAGGGCTTTAGCCTGTAAGGAATAATTATGTCAGTAAAACAAGTATGGGATTACGGAGTAAAAACTGTTGGTACACCTTTTATATCTCTATGGGATTGGATAGATTCACTACCAAAAAATCAACAAATTGCGTGGTGCAGAGCACACGCTAGACAGCGAGCATTAATACAAGCACAAGTTGATGCGGGTAATTTAGTAGAAGATATATCCAATGGGCAAATTTGGACTTGGAAAGATCAAGAAAGTGCTGATGCATTTACCAATGACCCAAAATTTCAATTATGGTTTAATAGATACCTAACAGAAAACGAATTTACATTCGAATTAGTAACAACTACGGAATAAAATGATCACAGTATATTCAAAAAACAATTGCCCATTTTGCGATAAAGCAAAAGGATTATTAAAATTAAAAGGCATTGCATTCAATGAAATTAAAACAGACGAAGTGCCCGAAGCACGAGAGTTTGTTATAAGCAACGGGCACAGAAGTGTTCCGCAGATCTATAAAGATGGTAAATTATTAGTAGAAGGCGGATATCAAGGCCTTGCTAAACAACCAGATGAGTTTTTTAATCAATTAAAAGGGTAATATGTTAATCAATAAAAACACAGTCGCAGAAGGCGACATAGCCTGCTTCAAACTTGTCAACGGCGACGAAGTTGTAGCAAAAGTAGTTACAATATTAGCGGATGGATTTGTAGTAAATCGTCCATGCACAGTTATTCCAAGCCAACAAGGCCTGGGATTGATGCAAAGCCTAATTTCTGCGGATATAAATACTAATATGACGCTGAATAAAAGTCATGTAATCATGTACGCACCAGTTATCACAGATATTGAAAATCATTATATCCGTACTACAACAGGTATTCAGCCAGCTAAAAGCGGAATAATTACTTAATGCCATTACCAATTGCTGTCACTGGAGATCAAGTTGATCCCAAGTATGGTCCACAAAATGTAATAGCTTCTATTACACCGTCGGTTCTTGCTGGCGGTAAACCGGTGGCCACAGCAGGTTCTATTGTAGCACCACATGGTAATTACAATAATCCCAGAGCACCGGGATTCAATCCTGAGTGTGCAAATTCCACAGTGGAACTCTTAACCAGCACATCTGTGTTTATAAATGGCGAACCAGTTGCCCTGGCAGGTCCTCCCGGTACAGGAAGTTTATGCAGTTGCTCGTATCACTCTGTTGTGGGCCCGGGTGTCCCAACAGTTATGATAGGACGCTAACATGGCAACAGCTGCTAGTCTAAATGCCACTGCAACCATTGTCAATGACCGCGGCCTATCTGCTAACCCGGCATTAGCCCAAGAAATTACAACATTTCGAAGTCACCAAGCAATTAAATTAGTAAGTAACATTTTTCATAATGCAGTATACAATAGTGATTCTAATATTGCCAACGTAGTTTGCGCCGCAGTGAACACATTGGGAAGTACAGCCCAACACGCACAATTTCTAATAGATTTTTATCCCCCGTCTGCTGCCCGTGTCATTAGTTCTCCAGGAGCACTAACCACGTATGGAAATATTGTTACATACACAGTAAACAATGCTGGCACTCCCTCAGATCCCACCGACGATTACCTAGTACCAACCTTTTCTCCGGCATCGGCGACTGCTAGTTTTAGTTCTTCTATTAACACACAATCACAATTACCATTTTTATTTGGCCTAGCTGGCTTTGCTAATGTATTCAGCATTGTACAAGGACATATAAGTTCAGTACTTGATACTGTGGGTTCTATTAGTATGCTGACAGGAAAAACATATGGACAAAGCGGATTAGCATACGGTGGTCTGACAGATTTAGTCACAGGTGGTGTTGGTACAGAAGCTCCATTGCTAGGTAATATTGTAGCAGGGTGGGGTACAATGTATAATATCACTAATATTAATTTAATTAACGATCCTTATGTATTTGGTCAAAATCTACTAGATCACAATCTTGGATCTTATGGTAACCTTGCTGACCAACTAACAGCAACAGGCTTAGACGTAACTGATATTACGCAAGTTCCTGCATCGTCAACTACTACCACACAAGAAGCTAGTACAATAACAACAAAATCGGCAGTTGGTGCAGTTGAACTCCCTACAGTATCTAATGTAGTAGTTACAACTACTGTAACAGGGAATAGCCCAAATGTTGTAATGGCAATATATGCTAACATCATGGGTGCTAATTTACAATCAATTGTATCCGCTACACAATTTACCACAACAAGTACTAACATAAAATTAAAAACATTAGCTGACTATCTTGATTTTAGTAAAGTACTGGCTCCCGAGTTACTAACCGCTGTGAATAAGTTAGGCATTTATAGTTTTACAGATTTTAGCAAGTATCTAAACAGTCGTGTTGGCCAAGCTACATTTAAGACTTGGAAAGAACTAGCCGACTTTTTATTAACAATTCAAGTACCAAAACTTTCATATACAACTACTACAGCCAATACAGGTGTGTTATCATCAAGTACTATTAGTACATTAAGTGCATTGACTGGGTCGGGAACGGGCCCATTTAATAATCCGGTTGTACTTGATTATTTTGGTGCATCTGATGGTACAGGATATGTTCAAGCATTTAAGACATTAAATGCAAACTTCGACTCGTTGGTCACATCAGTATATCCTAAATTAGTATTGCTGGACAAGTCCGTGACTGATTTTAATAGAGATTACGCTATGTGGGTTGCGGCAAATATCGGCGATCCTGCTCCGGATGGTAGTACAATCGTATCCAATGCAACAGCAGTTAATAATGCTCTCAATGCACTATCATCAACGACTTTACAAACCTGTCAAACAGCGTATACTTCGATGTTAACTAAATTATCAACAGAAGTTACTAATCTGTCGACTTCTGGTGCAACATTCGGAACGGCAAGCAGTTCAAGGCTATTTGGCTTTGGTCAGAATATTGGCAGTCTCGGAGCCACTGATAGAACTGCTACAGGCATTGATACTTTTATTGCAAATTTAATTACCAATGATGTATATGGAGATACTATCAGAGCTGTAATTGCAGAGACAAACAACATCTCTACACTAGCAAAAGTGGGTGTATCCACAAATAATGATCCTAATCCAAGAATGGCAATTTCACGTGCCAAAGATCAAAACATACCATTAAGTACATATATAAGTCAGAATAAGTAGGGTTTTAACGGCTAATTTGCCCAAGAAACGTTACTTACCTTGACTTATGATCATTAATATAGTATTATAACGATGTAGATATGTACTTAAATATCTAACGCTTTCAGTTTTTGGGGAAGTGTATAACTTAAGGAGGACTTTATGAGAACGATAGTTTCCACAATCGTTGCAATATTAGCCCTGACCGTAATGGCACCCGGTCATGCAGAAGAAGTAGAAGTACAGAAGCAAAGTTTTTTTAGTACAGTCAAAACACAAGCACAAGAACGCTTGGACAATTTAGTTGATGTTATTATGAGTCCCATAGTAGACATTAACATATCAAGCAAGGACATCGATTGCCTTGCAAAGAATATCTATTACGAAGCTGGTAGTGAACCAGAAGAAGGCAAAGTGGCAGTAGCCATGGT